TTTTGTGGCTACTGCTTTAACACGAATCTTAATAGTCCCCCGCCAATTTTGGAACATATTGGCCATATAAGCTAATGGAGTATCGTAATATCGATAACCCTTAGTAGTGCCATTTATCAGAGACACAACATTTCTAATGCTCGGGTTAATACGCACCGAGAAAAGTGCAGTGTTGACAGTAGCTGTAGTAGACCAATTAGCGTCCCCAAAAAACGACTCTTTCTTCTTTAAATAATTAATCGATAACTCATCTTCTCGAGGTAGAGAAAACGGAGCTGGATCTATAGAAAGTTCTGTTTTAGGATCAAGTGCTAATTTTTGGTAGGGAACTGAAATATCTGATGTAGCAAGATGTGGAGCAGACATTTGATAAATTGGATTCACATCCGCAATATTAGGTGGATTAGTAAAACCAAATATACTGGCAATCTTAGAAACGGCGCTGGCTCCAATTTGTGTTGCACGAGCAAAAGGCCCGATAATAGGAATCTTCGTCAGCATACCAGCGGCTGCTGATACAGCAGAAGCAGGCGCTGAAACAGCACCAGTCCCATACTCGTCTGACTGAAGAGCCAATTTACTAGTTGGACCCATAAGTTCCACATTTTCTGCCCATGCCATCACACGCACACTTATAGTTGTAGAAGCTGTCGCTAAAGCAATATTCAATGGCGCATATACAACAAACGATAATTTACCCATTTGTTGAACATCTGTTACACTCGTAATATCTAACCAATTCTTATGATAAAAGAATGGTAATTCCATTTCGCCACCCATATTCTTGGCTGGATCTACATAAAAACCTGGTGTTTGCGAATGAGGCACTCTTAATGGTGCACTAGTTAAGGGGTTCGTTCGAATCTTTGATGGTATTAAACCATCTAGAGGTTCGTAAGAAACCCGCAAGGCACCATATTGGAAAGGTGTCCCGTTTATCAAAACTTTGATACGCAATTTTCCTCGGAGAAATGCATAATTATTCAATTTTTGCGCCACGGGTATTTGATTCATCCAAGTAAACCAAGGCTGGAGCGTTGTTAATACACCAACATCATCTGTGGTGGACCAATCAAAGCTAGAAATTGTAACTGGACGAGCTAAAAAAGTTTCTAGCGGAACGTCCGTTAAATCTGCATTAGCAATCTGAGGATCAGCATTACTGGTCCACATTGCGGCCTCTTGTTCTTGTTCTACAAAAGAGGTTGTTACCTCTGAACTTTCGTTCGGCGCAACGTCAGATTGCAATTGAAAGAGAGCTTTATTACTCTGCGGATACGCGCTTTCATACGTACAAGCAGGGTCAATACTTTGCGTGATTGACTCAACGACTCTTTGTTTATCTTCTTTTTTATTATTGCACGACTATTTTAATAACCCTAACGGACAGCCTAATCCGAAAGGGAGGCTAAGACTATAACCTATACCGACGCCCGCTTAAACCTCTCATGGAGAGCGTCCCAGCTAAGCAGAGTCGTTTCTGTGACATACAAATTGTATGGCTCACGCTGTAGCAGTTCACAGAAGAAGGAATGGTGTTTATTAAATTCTTCTCGACCATGAAAGAAGAATTCATTGTTTGCAGCAGTGATAACATCTACCATCTGCTTGTATTTGTCTATGGTGCCTGAAGCTACCCACACAGTCAGAGACTTATAGATAGAGTCGACATCCAATGGACACAGATAAGCCTGCACTTCCTCATCCCAACGCCAACTGCGCTTTAAAAAAGCACAATCTTGAATATGGACATAAGGCACGCTCTCTGACTCTTTGTCTGCCATAGTGTAAGTGACACCAACGCAGGCTAGAGTTTTTTGAATTGCGGTGTGATTAAACCACGGGATCTCTTTAGAAACTCCCATGATGTTATCGTCACCATAAGTTAACAAGCGAACAAACTCCTTGAACTTAGAACACGACGGTCCATCAGGATTCAAGGTAGCATAAGCATATCGCATGTATAAACTGTTCACAAAAGAATTAATGATTACAGTAAATGGGTGTCCCGACGGATTAGTTCCGTCAAACATCACAATATCTCCTCGGCAGTTTACGATGGGGAAGGCTACGTCAAGTGCTAAGCACATGATTTTACTGACTTCTCCCATAGAAAAACCTGCTGCTAAAAATATGTTTGCAACCACTTCGAAAGCGCTCAAAATAATGGTCGCTATCATGTGCTTATCAAACTTACTGTAATCTCCGGCAACCATTTGTTGAACACCAAAGGAAGTTAGATATGTGTACATCTTACTCCACTCTGCGGACTGACAAACAACTCCGGGGCATGCTTCAAAAATATAAGTATTCAATTGGACCAGTCTAATGAACGAGAGTAAATACTTGCGCATTACAATCGAAAAATCAACAGGTGCTCCAGTAAACATTCGTGTTTTCTTATCGTTAGCTTTCTCTTGTGTGACCGCCTCATCTTTGAGGTGAGCGGTATAAACAGGGTTTGCACGCTTTTTCTCACAATACTTTTGTTCTATCTTACGAACTCTCTCCCAAACTTCGGGAGTAAAATCCACGCCATCTGGATAGCGTTCTGATGGAACCGCACGAAGAAAGTGTTTCTTAGGTTTGTTCCATGGTGCACCCATAGAAGAACTCTTATTAATAGCATCAACAAATTTGACACCAGGGAGCCCATTGATGGCTGCCATATCGGACAAGAACACCAGTTCTTTTTTCCAACTATCACCGTG